ATGTATGGGACTTTCGTAGGTTTCTTAGCTCCAATATCCTCATAACGCCAGCAAAGCCAAGCATTAATAGCTTTTAACTCTGCTGGTATAGCATCATAATTATTTGGCATTTTTATTCCGATAGTTCGGCTTCAGTTTTCAACAATTCATCCAACGCATACCGAACTATTGCAGCCATAGACATTCTCTTTTGAGTACGGCTTTCAATAAGATGTTTTAACTCAATTATAACTTTTTCATCTATGGGGATTGGAAGGCGCTTTAGCTTAGGTTTCTTTTCACAATATGGGCAATCATCGCTAGGCCCTAAGTAACATCTATCATGACCATTAACGCATTTCAACATTTTACACCTTATTGTTGATTTTTATGATCCGGCATAACACATAAAAAATATGATGTCGATAGCATCATTTTTATTGACTAAACTTTTTGGGTGGCGTATACAGATTGCGTTCCGGCGACCCTCTAAGTCAGGTAAAGAGGTGAATGATGCCAGACTAACAAAAGAGGCTATATCGATAGTCGCCCTTAGTCAGTTGGAAAGTAATATAGCCAATCAGTTCACCACTTAATAAGGAATAATAAATGTCTGATCAACAACAGCCTAAAGCAAGACGTGTTAATATCTTATCTAAAGAAGAACCATTAACTATTATTCGCTTAGAAGATGGTACTGTAATTAATATGCGAGTAATAGCCTTTGGTGCCCACATTCTGCTTAATGACGATGGTTCGGTTAAATATCATCCCGATGGATCACCAGCCTATGCGATTAACAATCAATTGTGTATCTTCATTGATACATTTGAAAGTGTGCCAGAAGGTGTAAAGAAGAATTAAATGTGGCCATGGTATAAAGATGGTTATTTTTGGGGAATGATAGCTTGCGCAGCATTTATAATTATAATAATTGTAATTGCTGAAATATCAAAATAAAGGAAATAGAAAATGTCGTTGAAAGATATAGATGGTAAGCCTATAATTAACGCTAAAAAACCAATAACAATACATATTAATAAAAATGATATAAGCAAAGCTGATATTAAAGAACCTGCTGATTGTGCAGTTGCTAGAGCTTGCAGACGCGAGTTGCATGTTAAAGAAGTACGTGTACATTTGGGGCGTGTTTACTTACGAGCTAATGAAGGTAATTGGACTAGATATGTAACGCCTAAAGCATTACGTGCTGAAATTATTGCATTTGATCGTGGTGGTGCATTCGAACCAGGAGAGTATGAACTTAAAGCTATCCCTCCTTCCAAAGCCCCTACAGGTAAAGCTCAAGGGTCACTAAAAAATAAAACAAGGCCAAAAAAGCTACATAAAAAACGTGCTAAACCTCATGTAGTTACTAATGTTCGTACTGGACCAGCTTAAATAAAGGAAATATATAAATGACAAATGAAGCACAACAAGTAGCAACAATCCATCCTGAAGTATCTAATTTCTTTCATACTTTCCATTCTGTTAATCAAGAATTGAAGGAAGCTAAAGCTACTATTGTTGAACAAAATAATATCATTAGAACTCTTGAAGATCAGCTAGACGGTATGCGCGATTTATTAAGGGAAGTATCAGCTAAGTCTGATTATAATAACAACTTGTGTATTGAAATGCGTACACATTTTGTAGCAATGCAGACTATTGCTAAAGAAGCTGAAAAATGCTTTAATTCAGGACCATCTCGCTTTAATGGTGTACGAGATAAAGCTACTATCCAAATGTCACAACTTGCTAATGAGATTAATGAAGCTGTAACTGATACTGAAAAAGAAGAAATAGCTGAAAAGAATGAAAAGTTAGCTGTACCTGTTAATCCTATTAATACTGCACCGGCTATGCCTGTTGCAGCGTCACAGCAAGATGATAAAATCCCTGCATTCTTAAGCAAGCCAATGAACAAAATCAAAGCTGGTAAGGAATGGTCTAAATGATCACAATAATATATGGTCCGCCAAGGAATGGTAACAAAAAGAATATTGAAGAATTTAAAAAACATTTCTTGGCGTCAAATGTTATTGAAGATTGGAATGGTGATATTAACTCGTTAAAGGATGGTGATCTAGTCTTTACAAATAATGTAGTAGTATGTAAGAATATCTTGCTAATGAATATGAATGATGCTTTTAAGGAAATGAAAAAATGACTCTAAATAAAGATGATTTAGACAAGCTATCGCGCGATGATTTGCTAGTAATGTGGGATGCAGCTAAGAAAGATTTAGCTGATGCTAAAGAAACTGAAATGGAAATGCGTAAGTACATTGTTAGTCGCGCATTCCCTACACCTAAAGAAGGTGTTAATACATTAGAACTTGGTAACGGATATCAGCTAAAAGCTGGTGTCAAGTTCAATTATAATCTTAAAGATACTACAACTGTTAAAAATACCTTGTATAAAATTTCTGAAATTGGTAATCAAGGTTCATTCATTGCTAACAAACTTGTTAGTTGGACACCTAATTTCCTTCTAACTGAGTTCCGACAACTTGAAGAAAATGCTAATAGTGGTAGTCTTGAGGCTAAAGAGATACTAAAGCTTTGTCATGAAATGCTAGAAATAACAAACGCTGCACCAACACTTAATATAAAAGAACCAAAAGTGAAGAAATAAATCAAATGGATGAAAAAACATTAAAATATTACATTGTTAATGATTGCGCTGCTAAAGTTGGTAGTTGGTCTACAGCGCATTTAGCTCATGAGGATGCTTTAATGGTTCAAAAAGAATTAATGAAAATACACGATTGGCTAAGAAATCGAGCATTAGCAATAAAATATGGTAATTTTAATGGAATATATGGTTAAATGGATATTAAATCATTACGTCCTGCAACAGACTTCGCAAAGCTCTATGGAGTTAAAACATTAGTCTATGGCCCACCAGGATCAGGTAAGACACCTTTAATTAACACAGCACCTAAACCAGTCCTATTAGCTTGTGAACCTGGATTGCTTTCAATGCGTGGCTCAACAGTACCCACATTCCAAGCGTTCACAGCTAAATCTATTGATGAATTTTTTGATTGGCTATTTGGCTCAACTGAAACTAAGAACTTCGATACTGTATGTATTGACAGCACAAGTCAAATGGCTGAAATTTATCTACAAGAAGCTAAAAAGAATAATCGCCATGGTCTTAAAGCATATGGGGAAATGGCAGAAGCTACATTAAAGCATCTTGAACGTTTGTACTTTTTGCCATACAAACATACATATTTAATCGCTAAAGAAACAATAAATAACGATGGAAATATCTCAACTAAAAGACCTTACTTTCCTGGTCAACAACTAAATACAGAAGTACCTCATAAATACGATTGTGTACTAAGAATGGCTATTCATAACGTACCAGGAGTAGGACAAGTTAAAGCCTTTCGATGTATAGCTAGTTTAGAAGAAATGGCTAGAAATCGTACAGGTACATTAAATGAATTCGAGCAACCAGACTTCACAGCAATAGTTAATAAGTGTATGGTGTAGTATGAAAATTGTTGCATATAGTAATCATGACACAGAAACTGTTAACGAAAAGCTTATTGCTGAAAATTTAAAACAAGCTGATGCTGAAACAAAATGTGCTGCGCTAAATGTAAGAGTTACGGATGCTGATACTTATTACTACAAAGTAGTTTCAGATGATTACAAATTATATAAATGGGAACCGTAATTGTGGGAAAGCAAGAACTATTTGACTTTGCAGCAGAGATTAAAGGTGAAACAAAAGCAGCTTATCGTCTATATGATGGTAAAATAACTGAATGGTTTCCTAAATCACAAATTGAAAATAATGGTGATGGGACGTTTACGTGCCCAATGTGGTTAGCTGAAGAAAAGGGTTTAGTATGAAGGTGCGGATTAGCGTAGCTGCTTATAACGAGATAGCCACAGCATTAGAACGTTTAGGCGTTAAAGCTGATGGAACAACAGAATTAACTCTTGAAAAAGGTACACAATTATCTTGCCCAATTGATTTTAAAATGGTAACAATTAGAAGAGATATTGCAAATATTGGAGCACAATGTTATACAGAACAAACAACTATAGAAGGAACATTTGTTGAGTTTTGTGATAAGTTAATGAATTGGATAATGACTGATAAAAACTATGAACCGAAAGGATGGAAGTAATGGAACGTCTGTTGCAATTCTTTGAATATCAACACTTACCGCCGCACTTACAAGAAGTTAGTAAACCTTTTTGTGAATTAGCAAATCAAATGCTTAAAATGCTTCCAGGTAATGCTGAAAGTACAGTAGCAATGCGTAAGCTACTTGAAGCTAAAGATTGTGCTGTTAGAGCGAAGCTATATAAAGATCAAGACCTAAAAATGCCTAAAGCTTTGAAGGATTAACAAATATGCACGCATCAACATATGAGTATCTCAAACCAACAGAACAGCAAATAGCCGATATGTCTATAGTTAGATCAGCAGCAAAAGTATTTGGTGAAGTTTTAGATAAAATGCTACCAGAAGGGCCAGATAAAGAATTTGCTATTCGCGCGCATAGACAAGTTAGCATGTGGGCAAATATTAGTATTACTCGTTTACCTGATGGTACGCCACGTAATTAAAATGTATGAGTATAGACTACAATACTCCGATACAATGCAGCTAGAGCTAACAGAAAGGGAATTAAACAACATGCCAATGCAAGGAAGTTTCGACGCACAACAATTTGCTCCTAAGCAAGTTGGTACTACACATCCTACAGGTAAGTTTCCTGCAACAATCACTAATACTTCTATCGAACCAACTAAAAATGCTGATGGTGGTATGTTTATTGTTGAGTTCACTACACAAGCTGGTTCTATTGTAATGCGTTACAATCTTTGGAACCCTTCAGCACAAGCCGTATCAATCGCGCAAGGCCAATTGTCTGCACTTTGTCATGCAACAGGTATCTTCAAGCTTGATTGGGCTAACGATGGTGCAGCGCTAAAGAATGCACATTGCCAAATTGAAGTTGTTGACCAGATTGACAAGCAAACTAAGCAGCCAAACGGCTATACTCAAGTTGCTAAAGTTTATGACGCTAACGGTAATGAACCTGGGAAGCCTCCACAGCAGCCTCAAGTACAGCCGCAGCAAGGTAATGGGGCGACAGCGCAGCAATGGGGTAATGCTCAACAACAAGCCCCGCAACCTTCACAGCAAGCGCCAGGACCAACGCCATGGGGAAACCAAGGGCAATCAGCACAACCAACACAAGCTAATCCTGGTTGGTCTCAAGGGCCTAATGTTGGTGGCAATCCAGCAGGGGTATCAGGTAATCCACCACCTCCACCCTGGGCATCAAAATAATATAAGAAACTGAAACTTAACCTGTCCAAACCCGATTGACGCCACTTAACCGGAGCTATGGAACTGAGAACTCCTTGATAGCTCCGGTTTTTTATTAGGAATGAATTAAATGAATAAAATTTGGATAATATGTAAAGATTATGGTTATGAAGGATTACAAGAACCTTTTAAAGCTTATACTACATTAGAAAAAGCTCAAAATGCTTTACGAGTAATATCCGATCTTGGCATTTATTCAATTAAATTAATTGAAGCGGAAATAGTAGAATGAATTTAAAATATGAAGATGAAGCTAATAAGACACTATCCTCACAAACTCGTAAAGATTTGGCTGCTCAATTAAAAGCAGATATAGATGATTGGTGTATTAAAGAATTTACTGGCGAGCATCGCGGCCATTTAGGAGCAAGTTTAATTGGTGAAGAATGCTCAAGAAAAATTTGGTATGGTTTTCGATGGGTTAAATTTCAAGTTTTTAATGGTCGAATGCTTCGTTTGTTCCAACGTGGTCATGAAGAAGAAGCACGCTTTATTAGATGGTTAAGAGCTATTGGCTGTACTGTATGGGAAGTTGACCCTAATACCGGAAAACAATTTCGCATTTGGGGGGTTAATGGGCATTATGGTGGAAGTTCAGATAGTGTGGGTATTACTAAATATTTTCCTGACTTACCTATGTTACTTGAATTTAAAACACATAATACTAAGTCTTTCGTTAATTTAGTTAATAAAGGGGTAATACTATCTAAGCCACAGCATTACTCTCAAATGTGCAGCTACGGGAAGCATTATAACTTTCGATATGCTATCTATGTTGCAGTCAATAAAAACGATGATGATTTACATATTGAGGTAATAGAGCTTAATCCTAATATTGGGCATGAATTACTAAATAAAGCTCAAGATATAATTGAAAGTCAAATACCACCGCAACGGATATCTAACCAACCTTCTTACTATGAATGTGGATGGTGTAATTTTAAAGATATATGTCACTACAACGAACCTGTAGAAAAGAATTGTCGCAGTTGTAAATATGCTAAACCTATTCAAGAAGCGCAATGGAAATGTGAAAAGTATAGCCAAATTATACCGACAGAATTTATATCAAAAGGTTGCTCAGAGTATGTATCAATTAATTAATGATAAATTACCATTTAAAAAACATCGTGCTCCGAAAGGACAAATTGACGAAGCAAGACAACATGCTCTAAGTAATAATTCAATACATTATAATGGAAATCCATGTAAAAATGGGCATGACGGATTAAGATATAGCCTTAACGGGAGATGTACCAAATGCAGTGGATATAAAAGTAATGGTAAAAAGCGTGGAGGAAAAATAAATGTAATAAAACAATTAGCAATTACTAATAATGAAAAATTTTTTATTCCTGAAAAACCTTGCAAAAGATGTAATACATCAAAAAGATTTACATTATCTTCTTTATGTGTTCAATGCTCTAAAATGATCAAAAGGAAGCCTGAAAGAGAAAGACAATATACTTTAGCTAAATTTGGATTAAGTGAAGTTGATTATAATAATATGTTAATTGTTCAAAATAATTTATGCGCAATTTGTAATGGGCCAGAACAAAGAATTGATCCAAATACTAAAACATTTAAAAGGCTTTCTATTGATCATTGTCATTTAACTGGTAAAGTAAGAGGATTATTGTGCAGTCAATGTAATATAGGTATTGGAAATTTAAAGCACAATCCTGAAATTTTGCGCAAAGCTGCATTATATTGTGCAGGTTAAAATGTTTAATATTCAGTCAAATCAAGCTATCATTCCGAGATGGTATCAATTAGAAGCTATTGACGCTATTTATAACTATTTTCTAACTAAAAATGGCAATCCTCTTATTGGACTTCCAGGAGGTACAGGAAAAAGCATTATACCTGCTATATTTATTCATAATGTAATGAAATTTTGGCCTAACCAACGTTTCCTTTTAATTACAAGTGTAAAAGAGCTTATAGCCCAAAATGCAGAAAAACTGATAAGAGTATGGCCGAATGCGCCTTTAGGGATTTACAGCGCTGGTCTAGATTTAAAACAGAGTGCTCATGCTGTAGTTTATGGTGGAATACAAAGCATGATCAAAAATCCAGCGCGGTTTGGGCATCGCGATATTATTTTTATAGACGAAGCTCATTTAGTATCGCAAGATGAAAGTAGTCAATATTTAACATTCATTTCCACAATGAAGTTAATAAATCCAAATGTTAAGATTGTAGGTATGACCGCGACACCTTTCCGCATGGGACAAGGATATATTATTGAAGACGGATTATTTACGGATTTTTGCTATGATATGACCAATTTAAAAGGATTCAATAGATTGTTAGAAGAAGGTTATATGCTTCCTTTAATCCCAAAAAGAACTAACTTACAATTAGATATATCTAATGTAAGTATGTCTAAAGGGGATTTTGTTGCTAGTCAGCTAGAACACGCTATAGATATGGATCATATAACACTTGCTGGATTAAAAGAAGTTGTAGAGGCTGGCCAAAATAGACGGTCTTGGTTAATATTTTCAAGCGGCATTGCTCATGCTGAACACATAGCAGAAAAATTAATGATGTTTGGAGTTAGTTGCGCAGCAGTTCATAGTAAGCAAAAATCACATTTTAATGATCAAGCTATTCAAGCATTTAAATATGGAAGCTTGCGAGCTATTGTTAATTATGGTAAATTAACAACTGGTTTTGACAGCCCGCCAATAGATTTAATAGCTGATTTTCGCCCAACAATGAGCGTACCGCTACATATTCAAAAATATTGTAGAGGAACAAGATTAAGCCCTGAAACACAAAAGGAAAATTGTTTAGTATTAGATTTTGGAAAAAATACAGAACGTTTAGGATGTATAAACGATCCAATTATTCCAAAGAAAAAAGGTGAAAAAGTTGGTGATTTACCTGTTAAACTTTGTGATAGTTGTGGTGCCTACAATCATATTAGTGCCCGTAATTGTTGCGCTTGTGGTGCAGCATTTACGTTCCAAGTAAAAATAGTTGCTAAACCAGGAACTACCGAAATACTTCGTAGCGATGCTCCTATTGTTGAAATATTTAACGTAGACAATGTTGTATATACTAAAAAAGAAAATAAGAATGGTAAGCCTCCATACATACGAACAGCTTATCTTTGTGGAATGCAAACTTTTTATGAAAATGTCTTTCCTCAACATACGGGGTATGCTAATAAGTTATTTAAGAATTGGTGGAAGCAACGCCATAATACAGAACCACCCCAAAGTGTAGATGAAGCTTTACATTTTGTATCGCAGTTACGGAAACCTAAAACAATTCGAGTATGGTGTAATAAACAATTTCCAGAAGTCCTTTCATGTGAGTATTAAAAATGAGAAAAATAACAATATATCGAGACGATAGCACGGTACAAGTTATATATGAAAATGTTAAGCATATATTTTGGACAGCAAATAATTCTGTATTAGTAATAGCTCAATTTACTAATATTAAAACAAAAGATCATAAATATATTCATTGGCCTAGAGAACGAATTTGTTGGTTTAAGGATGAAAAAGAATGAAACCTAAATTCCGTAAAGAAGCTGAAGTAAATTTACGTGAGTTATTTAATAAAGATACTTATCCATTTCAATCTTGTATTAATTGTTTAAACTTTACTAAGCAAGAACTATGTAAGTTGGTTAACGAAAGACCACCTGCGCAAGTTATAGTTTTTGGTTGCCCACAATACTTTGATATACAGGAAATTCCTTACTAATGGCCAGACCTAAAAAAGTTAAAACTGAGGATCAACCTGATAGTTCTTTACTATCAGCATTAAAATTTATCAGCTTAATTACAAAAGATATTGGTACGCCTTCTGAAACTCATGTTAGATTACAAAATAATTTGGCAACAGCGTCAAATGGCATTCTGGCGTTAGGTTGCCCAATTAAAGAAAATCTAAATTGTTGCCCACAAAATAGCTTATTGGTTCATACTTTATCGAAGTGTACTAATGATATTGAGTATCAACAAGGATTGATGTTATCTATCAAATCTGGCAAGCTAAAAGCTACCATACCTTGTTTAGCGCTAGATTTAATTAGCAATATTACGCCAGATGAACCAATAGCAATAATTGATAATCGTTTAAAGCAAGGATTTGAAGTTGTTGGTATGTCATCAATGGATACCAATAATCAAACAATCTACAATGCCTCAATCCTACTAAATGGTCCTAGTATTGTGGGCACTGATGGTAAGGTGCTTATTGAATATTGGCATGGAATAGACTTACCAAAAGGATTACCAATACCAAAGAATGTTATAGCTCCATTGTTAAAGTCTAATAAAACTTTAGCTAGATTTGGTATGTCTCAAACCAGCGTAACTTTCTGGTATGATGATGGTTCATGGATTAAATCGCAACTGTACGCGGAACAGTGGCCAGACATTAGCGCGATCCTTGACCGCCCGTCGCAGCAAGCCGCCGTTCCCAAGGACTTTTTTATGGGGCTAGAGGCTATAAAGGGCTTCACTGATGCGCTGGTTTGGTTTGGACCTTCCCATGTACGCTCGCACGCAGACCCTTCTGTAGGGGCTTTATACGAAGTTTTAGGGATTAAAGAAGGACCAATATTTAACATAAAACAATTGTTAAATATCAAAGCACATATAAAGACTGTAGATTTCAATGTTAGCGTACAAGGTGGAAATATGTTATTATGGTTTGGTGATAATTGCAGAGGTGCAATAACTGGAATAAGAAATGGAGAAAATTAAAAATGACAATCGAAGAATGGCAACAAGCAGAAAAGAAAATTAGCGATGCTTATTTAAGACTTAGACGATTAATACCAGGAGCGCTTAATACACCTTTCGCGCCAACATCAGAACAAGTTTATGAAATAACAGAAGATGCTTTAAGAAAAGTATTAGTAGAACGTTCTGAATCTAAAGCTATGCTAGATGCTATTTATAAAATTATAATTAAAAATGACTGACCAATATATAACTCTTTCAAATCAAGTTCAATTAAAACCTTATGTTCAACGTCAATTCAAACAAATTGAGTTGATGACTGATGCTGAATTGAGTAATGGTGCTGGCGGCACTATGATTGTTGATTTAGAAAGCTACCCCAATTTCTTTCTTATCGCATTCAAAGATTACAAAACTAAAAAGTATTTAAAGTTTGAAATTAATGATATTACAGGAGAGTGCTTTAATGAACGCAAGCTTAGTTGGATTTTGCATTCTTACCGTACTGTTGGTTTCAATAGTATTAAGTTTGATTTGCCTATTATATGGCTGTCATATTATTTCCAAAACTGTGAAAACCTTAAGGAAGCTTGCAATAGAATTATCTTGCAAAATTACAGACCGCGCGATTTAACACAACACTACGGCTATATCATTCCGCCAATCAAACACGTTGATTTAATCGAAGTTGCTCCATTGAAAGGAAGCCTCAAACTTTATATGGCTAGGCTTCACGCGCAACGTATCCAAGACCTTCCTTTTGAGATTGAGACACCATTAACAGAAAATCAAATAGAAATCGTTACCGATTATTGCTTTAACGATTTAGATGGAACAGAATTACTTTTTGACTTTATGAAAGAACGTCGCGAATTGCGCGAAGCTATGTCTATGGAATATGGAATAGATTTAAATTCTAAATCAGATGCTCAAATAGCTGAAGCAATATTAAATAAAGAAGTTTCAGCTATTACAGGATCATGGCCTAAGCGACCTATGCACATTCAACCTGGATTACAATTTAAATATAATCCTCCACCATACCTTCAATATCAAACTGAACCATTGCAAAAACTTTTAGAGAAAGTTAAAGCAACTACATTTGTTGTTGGTGATAACGGTAAAGTACAATTGCCAGCAGAACTTAAAGAAGTTGGTGTAAATGTGGGCAACGGATATTATCGTTTAGGTATTGGCGGATTACATAGCTCTGAGGAAGTTGTCAGTTATAAAGCCGATGATGAAGTGTCAATTGTAGACAGGGACGTAACAAGCTATTATCCATATCTCGTTATGACGCTAGGCTTATGCCCTAGCTCTATGGGTAATGCGTTTTTAACTGTTTATGATCGTATTATTCAATCAAGGATTAGAGCTAAAGAAGCTAAACGAACTACAGAAGCTAATGGTAAAAAGATTGTTGTGAATGGCGCTGGTGGAAAGTTCAGCGATACTTTTTCTACGCTTTATGGGCCAGATTTAACTATTCAAATGACTGTCACAGGACAACTAGATTTATTAATGTTTGTTGAAATGTTAGAGATATGTGGATTAACCGTAATATCGGCTAATACTGATGGTATTGTTACATTAGTAAAGAAAGATCAAGAAGCTAAATATTTAGAATGTGCTAAATATTGGGAATATATCACAGGCTTTAATACAGAAGAAACTCGATATTCTAGCTATTGGGCGCGCGATGTTAACTCTTATTTTGCAGTTAAATTAGGAGCTAAATCGATTAAAGATATCAAAGTAAAAGGACCATATTCAGAAGTTGGTTCTCAAAGCGGGACAGTATTAGACACCAATCCTACATCACAAATTTGTACTGATGCTGTAAAACACTTATTATTAGCTGGTACACCAATTGAGCAAACCATTAAAGAATGTAAAGACTTCACTAGGTTTATTACTGTGAGACAAGCTAAAGCCCCAGGTGCCCACAAAGATTATCAATACTTGGGAAAAGTTGTGCGCTGGTACTTTGCCAAAAATGAATTCGGTACAATTAATACAGTTAGTCACGATAGCAAAGTTGCAGAAAGTGAAGGTGGAAAGCCTGTTATGGACCTCCCACCTTCATTTCCAGACGATATTAACTATGATTGGTACATTAATCGTACTAAAGAAATTTTGTACGAAATAGCGTACCTTCAACGGCCAAAACAGATTAAATTCTTTTAGCCTTCAGGTGGCTTAGGAGGTGTTTGGGCTGCAAGTGCATCAAGTTTATCGGCAATAGCCGCACCATGCGCTTCAAGATCGTCAAGTAACTTTTGATCTTCAGCCGAAACATTACCGGACGAATTTTGAAGTTCTGTAATTTTATCATTAAGGTTTTTAATATCA